GGCTTGATTTTGTCGGCAATCCAAGGAAACTTTGCCTTGGCGATAACAACGTCTAGGTCTTCGAAAATCTGAACGAACTGCATGTCCTTCAGACTGTCTACAGCGATAGGAACCTTGTGATCGAGCTTGCCGTGTACAGTGGTAACTTCTCTACCCAGCGGCTTTCGCACTGGAGCTGCGAGGCTCTCTTCGTCACCTTCAACTCCTGTTTCGTCAACTGGAGAAGTCTCGCTGCTTAAAATGTCGTCTAGAGCATCTTGCCCGGTTGGATCGGCTGGTGGAGGGTCAAGACGGTTGTCAGGCACTGTAGGTGCCGTGTCCATATCCTCGTAGCCGTACTCCTGACCGTTCAGCTCATAGCGTGTCCACATCAAAACGCGGTCTTCGTTCCAGAAGATGCGTGCTGTGTCTACCAGCAGTTGATGCAGGTTGTTGTTACGCGCCCAGATCATCTTGAAGTTTTCAGCTTCTTCGGCTGCGATGATATCTGGCCCGTATTCTGGATTGCTTGGGAAGAACTCTACCTTAGGAACTTCGCGTGACAGCGCGGCAACAATGATGTCGCCCTTTGGGCCGTACACGTTCGTGTCGTAAGTTGAATTGTTGATCTGTTGCTGGTTGGCACCGAACCCTGTAGTTTGGCCGGGTAGAATCCAGCCTCCCTGTTTTCCTCTTAGCAAGTGCTGGTAGCCACGATCAAAGTGGATCGCTTCCCATGCTTGCTCAACTTCCAGTCTGCGTGCTGCTACGTCCGTGCGAGCCGCAACTTGATCTAATTGCAAAAGAACTTGCTGAGCTTCCTCAGACAGGTCTGCAAAAGGTTCAGAGCTATAGTCAAACGGGGCGTACACGCCTAGGGGGCTATCCTCAGGCTTCTCAGGCTGTACCGGGCTGTCTGGTGCCGAGCTAACGTTAGTCGGTACTCCGTACTCGTCTGCCATCTGCTCTCCTAACTTCTTTTACGTCCTAGACCGAACTTCTTGGCTAGCTTGGGAGAAGTGCTGGTGCCGTGCTTGTACTTCGGTAGCTTCGATGGGGTTTCTGATTCCCATTCGGCCACAGCGGCTTCTCCACCTAGCTTGTTCGGATTTGCATGCGCCCATGCGCGTTGTTTTGCACTTACAAATGGCATTATGCTAAATCAGGCATTTCGTAGTTCTTCTCTTCCGACTCAGCACCTTGCTGGTCAGGATGAGTTCTTTTCTTTACGTCAGTTGCCTGCTCCGCGCCACCCGCTTCGTACGCCTCGGCAGCACTCTGGTGCTCCGTGGTGGTCTGGTGGCCGTCTTCGTGTGTCTTGGTTACGGTGTGTTTGCCGCCATCATGGTCGTGTGCGTAATGCACATGAGATGCGCGAGCTTCAGTACCCGTATCTTGTGGCGTGGCTTTCTCGTTCGACTCGTTGCCAGCTGGTTGTTCACCACCGTGGTAGCTGTCGAATCTCTTCTGTCTGTAGACAGAGCCAAACTTACGGCTGGGGTCTGCTTTGCTTGGGAACATGGTTACGCCAATCTCGGCATCTGGAAGCCGTCTGGTTCTGGGCCTTGCTGCTCTTCGGCCATCATAGGAGCTTGTTGGTCGCCCCCGCCCAACTGTTTAGCAGTCTCTTGGGCTTCTTGCTGAGATGCGTGGTCACTATCATGAACGTGTCCATCAGCATGAACCGAGTGAACGTGGTGCTTGTTGTTCTGGTTGTCATGGCTGGTGTGGACGTGCAGGGCCTTGCCGTGCTTTGCGACTACTTGGGAGGGCTGCTCTTGGGGCTGCTGTTGCTGCTGTTCCTGTGCGCCTTCTTGTTCGCCAGCTTCGAACTGAGGAGTCTCAGCAGCTTCATGCTCTGGGGTTTCCTTCTGTTCTGGAGCTTCCTTAGCACTCTTCATCAGGTTTTCGCCTGCTGGGTGATGCTCGTCGTACTTCTTTGCGGCGAACTTACTACCGAACTTCTTCGCCTTATTCTTTGTCTCGAATGCCATTGTGGCTCCTTATGCTTCTGTTGCCTGTTGCTTCTGTTCTTCTTCTATCTCTCTCTGCATCTGGGCGTTGTGTTCCGCTTGCACCTTCTGCCATGCAGACATAGGTGGTGGAGACATGAACATTTCCTTAGAGAAGCTGGGCTTGGTAGGCTTTGCGTAGTTCACAACCTCGGCACCCTGAATTGAAGAGCGCGGCATGATGGTGATTTCGTATAAAGCTACTTTGGCTAACAGCTGTTGTTTTTCTTCTCTTAGGTTAGCTATGACGACTTCCTTGTCTTGTAGCCGATTTTCGAAGTCGGCTCTCAAGCGCATAAGGTCTTCCTCTAAGCGTTCAACCAGACGAGACCCAAACAGGTCACGAAAGAATTTGCGTATATCACTTCCGGTCATTCTGAGTCTCCTACTGGCGTTGCTCTTTTGCCAACCACATAGGTATTTTCTCTTGGATAAATATCTCGTTGGCGTTTGCTTTCTCTGCCGCAATCTTCATTAAGTAGAAGTGGCGTGCTAGAGGATCGAGCGATTTTGCGTGCTCCGCAATATCTTCCTCTCGGGGCTTCTTGCGGGTTGCTAGCTGGCCGTACAGTCCGTACCTGAACGCGTCATAACAGTCGTCACCCTTCGCGTTGACCTTAAGAACGTCATCTAGTTCATCAGGGTCACGCATCAAAGATGGGATAGAGTTTATGATGTCCTTGCAGGTATCCAGAACCACCAGCTCACCGTTCTTGAGCATGTTGTACAGCAACGACGCTCCACCGATACGGTCTTGTGATGCTCTGGTTACTGCGGGTAGTCCTACAGCTCTCAACTCTCGCGTATACTCGTCGGCAGGACTGTGTTGCGTCATCTGTCGTGAGAACTTTTCGTGCGAGAAGTAGATCGCTTTAGGGACTACTGGATCGCCATTTGGCAACTTGCACATCTGCTTCATGAAGATCGCCCACTCTTTGTGGGTCTTACCTCCAGAGAGCACTAATTCTTTGAAACATACAACCTTGAGTTTGTAATCACCGTCCAGCATCTTCACCATAGCTTTGGTGAACAAATACGCTGCGTTGTAGTGACCACCCATCGACCAGTCTTGTGATGCCCATACCGCTTGATACGGTTGCCACACGATTGCCTCGGGGTCTTCACGGAGATTAATTACGTGGTAGTCAGGAGACCACACATCGTAGTACTGACCTTCAGCAACACCGTCCAAACCAAGCAGCAACTTGTCGCGCTTAGCCTTAGGCATGCTGTTAAGACGCTGCAGGATTGCAGGGTCTCGCTTCAGTAGTTCAATGTTGTCTAGAACCGTGGTGCGGTTAAATGCGTACGCTTTAGGATCGTAGATGAGTTTCCACTCACCAGCTTCCTGCGTCCACCAGCAGCCGTTCATGTCTTTCTTGGCGTCCTCTGGTGCTTGCCATGGTTCTTTCTGTACGAACACCGTGCGGTAGTACTCGTAATGTGGCCCAAGCGGGTTAGAGCAACCAACAATGCAAGGGATCGGCATGTGTCCATGTTTGTTAGGCAAGCAAGCCGCGTTTACCGTGTTACGAGAATACAGCATCATCCACGCTTCAGGAGAGAACTGACCGCATTCGTCAACGAGAATGCCGGGATAAGCTTGTCCTAGGTACTGTTCGATGTCGCGCTCTTTGTTGTTCTGACAATGGCCGAACACAACGCGTGATCCGTTCACGAACGTAGCTACGTGGTTTGTGGGGTTGTACGTGTAAAGCTCTGGGGGAACGAAAGCCTTGAAGTCGGCAATAGCGCCCGATTCCAATTCTTTGAACGTACGACGTAGAACTAGGATGTCGCACTTCTCCCACGCCAAGCAGTAATTCTGCACCATGAACATAAGCCAGCCGCTCGTCTTACCAGATCGGATACCTCCGACCGCTAAGCACTGAGGTGCCATTGGCATTAAGTATGGAATACCGTCCCTGCTAACATTTCTCAACAGTTCGGTCTGCTTGGGTTGAAACTTGAAAATCTTATCGAAGTCTAAGGTGCCGTCTGGGTTCAAATACTTCGGTCTTAGCTTTTCTTCCTTAACTACTTTTCTTGGCATCTGAGTCCTCGTTTGTTACAAACTCAGCGTCGATGAATGCAGGTTTCTCTGGCTCTTTGAATCTGTCTTCTACATCGACCAACTCTTTGTGCATGATGTCAGGCTGCTGAATAAGAACGAACTTCACACCAGACAGCTTGTTCTCTTCACGCTCTTCGTCACTCTTGTTAGGCATACCGTACGCTCTGTTCATCAACGCAGTGTACGCCTGAACGGCAGCAGACTTGGACTTTGGGTCTTCCCCATCGTACTCAGCTATGCGTGCCATGTTAAGAGTCATTTTTGTGATGTGATTCCGAGAGCCTTTTGTTATTCGTCCCGTAGTAGGGTCAGCTTCCACCATGGTAAGAAGTCTACGCATGTGGTCGTTTATTTCTTTGCTGCTGCCTCTAGCTTTTGGCTTCTTTACGAACTGGCCCTTCTCGTTCTTGAGACGTACGCTAGTGCCGCCACCGTTTTTATTCTTAACCACGATTGCCGTGGTGCCGTCAGGGGGACTGAGCGGCTTCGTCTCGTCGGACATGACTATCGGCCTTGGGGCTGTGGGTTCTTAACGAACGCCTGTTCAATGCTGTTGAAGATGAAATCCTTCAGATCAACTTCGTACTTCTTTGCCATCTCTTGAGTCTTGGCTACGAAGCCTTCTTGTGCCTTCTTGGCAACTTCCTGAAGGTGCGTCATACGCTGATTCAACTGCTGAAGCTCGACCTGAGCCTTAAGAAAATCATTCTCAAGCTTGGTTACAAACAATTTCTCTGAGTCGGTGATATCGACACGAACGCGCTCGTCAACTTTCTTAACTTCTTCAACGATTGCGTCTGCCGCCTGCTTTACTTCTTCTACTGCTTGATCTAATACGGACATCTGAGTCTCCTTGTTTCTACTTTCCGTAGAAATGTGTGGTAATAAAAATTGAGAGCAATGAACCAGCTGTCGCGCCAAGGGCTGCGCCTATACCTGCTGTCCATGTTCGCCATTCTTCTCTGTCCATCATCAACTTGCCTACCCAAAATGCTCCTAGTGCTAGCGTGGGTTCGGTAAGCGCTGTCCAAAAGTAAGAACCCTGCGCTACCGCTCGAAGGTTAGCGCAGGTTATGAAAAATAAGGCGAAGTCAGAGAAGAACATTGCGGCGAATATGCTTCGCTGTGTCATGTTCCCTCTTGATTAAAGCTTGAATTTCTTGAGGTGTGTATGCTGAGCTTTCCGTTTCGTCAGCAAAGTGGTACGGGTTCAATAGTGGATCGTATTGTGCTTCCATGGCGGTCTCCCGCCGAGTGCTACATCAGTTCGCCAAGCGGCCCTCGGTTAGCGGCTTTTACGAACAGCTTTCACGCAACAAAAAAGGCCCAACCTCTTTTTGAGAGGCTGAGCCTGTAATTGCAATCAACAAATTTGGTGGACAGTGAGAGATTCGCACTCTCGTCCCTCGGGTGCAAGCCGAGAATTCTCCTACTAAACTAACCGCCCACGGTAAAACTTTACGCTGCTGGCGGCACAGGTGCAGGTGCTGGAGCAGGAAGTGCAGCCTTCACGGTTGCATCAAGTGCGGTCACGGCTGCGGTAGCAGCATCGACCTGAGCTTGAGGTACACTAGCTTGTCCTTGTGCGATAAGAGCCTGCACATCGGTGGACAACTGGGCAACAGCTGCATTAAGAGCATCAATTGACATATTTAGTCTCCTCAGTAAATGATAAAATTCTTGTAAGAATTTCGGCATTGGGGATTCCTCTCTTCTGAGCAAGGTGAGGGGCTTATTGAGTTCCACAGTTTGTTGTCCTATGTGGATTGGACTTCGTACGAAATGGAAGCGGGTTCCGGTAACGATCCGGCTCTTGAAGGTTATGAGCCTTACATGGCACCTGTCCACTTACCCGCATCAAGAAAACTGAATTATGTACATCTCTGGAACTAATTCCTGAATAGCTTTCTGTCCTGCTCTTAAACTTTGTCCAGACTGCTTAAACTCTACGAAGTAGACCTTGCCGTCCTTGATAGCTACTCTATCACAAACCACGGTAGGAGAATAAACCTTGTACCCGTTTTTCTCTAACTTGGCTGCTTCGTTTTGTTCGTGCGCTAGCTGTTTCTGCCGAGTCTCTCTAAACACGCTTCTTAGACAAGAAGAGCAAAACCTAGTTCCTTTTGTACCTGAGAACCCGAAGGAGCACCTTTCACAAACCTTAGTTATCTTGGCCGCTCTTCGTTTAACTGCTTTCAGTCTCTGGTACTCTCTTTGTACTTCTGGGTCTTTATATGCCATAAATTCTCCTCCAAGAGAATTGGGAGAGTGTTGGAGCACCCTCCCGCCCGTAGGTTATAAGGCTACAGGTAATATGGAGTGAACAGCAGGAATCAAACCTGCGTCTCCGCTTTAGAAGAGCGGGGCACGATTCACTATACCATGCTCACAGCGGCTCTTTCGAGCGTTCCGTTGTTGTACACAACGTCGTATAAAATGGTCGGCGTGGCAAGATTCGAACTTGCAGTGGTCTTAACCTCTCGCTTCCAAAGCGAGTCGGCTCCCAACTACCGATTTACACACCGAAAAAATTTGGTCGATCCGCTGGGAGCAACCCCAGCCACCCGGCCCCTAATGGCCGTCGTGCCGCACTTACACCACAGATCGAACTGTGTTGAGGGAACAAGCGACTACGGTATGTTTTCACCAAAGAAGTAACCGTAATCAACGCCACTCAAGCTTGTATGCAGGAACAGGCGACAACAGAGATTTTAGAATGCTATCCACTACACCATGGAGACCGAAGTCTCCAGTGGGGTTCCAACCCACGCCTTTTCATTAGCAGTGAAGTAACTGTTATCTACGCCATGCAAACTTTTCGGCAGGGAAACCAACCTTAGACATCCAGTTGATTTATTACTTTAAAAAACCT